CCTTTCATTTTTATAGCCTTTTCAATTGTAACACTTGAATCTGGGTTTTTAAGACTTGTAATTACATTACTATCCAATTGTAATCCAGCCAAATATCCCAACTCATTAAGTAACTCATCTCTATCCATTCTTAACTGATTTAATTCCTCTTGAGTTAATGCTCTTCCACCAGCAGCAATACACTCATTATATGTTATTTGAGAAACAGTACCATCAGGTAATAAACAATCTACAATTTCATTACCATTAACAATACCATCTAACTCCAATACTTTTTCATTAATCCTATTATTAATATCATTAATTTCGTTAACCAAATTAGCTCCAGGGAAAGTTCCACCAGCATCTAAACAATCTTGTGGAGTCATCATTTCCATATTACCACTAGGTAATGTACATTCAACTAATTCTGAATTTTCATCACCACCCAAACCAACATCATCTACCGGATCTTCTGTATCTGATAATTCAGCTGCTGTTGCTGCACCTATCTGAGCTGCTTCTGCGGCTGCTCCTAATTGTTGTTGAATAAATGCTTTAATCATACCATATATCATCTGAATATAATTATAATATTTTATCATTTCCAACATAACAGCTATTATAGCAAGAGATACTGGTCTTATTTCACTAAGTCCTCTTGCAGCACCATCTCTTATATTAGCAACAACAGTTAAAAATGGTGTAAAAACAACAACAGAACCCATTCCAACTCCCATAGATGGTATCATACCTATAATTTTAGCAACCACCCAAACAATAGTAAGAACAACAATTATTTGAAATATCTTTTTAGCAAGTGGAAATAATGTAGTTACAGTTCTATTTATCAACAATATTACACTATTTATAAGTTTAATAATTTCATTAATAACTGGTATTGCCTCAGCAGCAAGTTTAGACATTAACATTTGCATTAACTGATCAATATATTGTCTAATCATTCGTTCAATATCTCTTAAAAGTTGCCTTAACAATGCCATAATCATAGCTGGTATATTTGGAATTCCAGGAATAACAGGTCCACCCATTTTAGCATATTGTTCAGCTTGTCTTTGTAAAGCTCTCAACTGTGAAAGATACCCAGCAACATTAAGTTGTTGTAATGGTAATATTTGTTCTGGTGATGTAGATTGTGCCATTATTTACAAACCCTTACTTTATCACTTAATATTAATCTTGCTAATTTTTCTGGAAATAAATAACTTTCTTGAGTTTCTTCATCTTGAACAGTAGTCATACCCAATATATCATCTAATGCATTTGCCCTATCTTCCATCATTTTCACAGCACCAGATGGATCGGCTGACCCATTTACTGCTGCAGCTCCAGCTGAATAACATATATTTTGCATTTCTTGAACTATTATAGTTAACATTGATACCAATGCATCTCCGAGAACAGCTTTATGCATCACATCACCCTTTAATATATTTCCAATATTTATTCTTTCAGCTGCGCTAATACTAAGATATCTATCAGCATTTAAATAAATAGCTGGTGTATTTATAACACAATTTGTAGCAGCTTCCACCAAAAATGTTTTACTTGTTGATATATTTATATTATTAGCAGCACCCATATGTATAAATTGTGTTGATGCTAAAAAAATAGAATCCATTTTTGAATTTAAAGTTATTCTACCAGAAGAAGCTAAAAGTTGATCTTTATCATATGCATATATATAATCACTCACATTTTCTAATGGTACACCTTTTGGATTTCCACTTTCTCCTACATTTTCTTTACCTTCAGGTTCAGGTCTATTATTATAAACTTCTACTTTTTCAGAAGAATCAAACCCACGACCAATACCCAACGAAGTAGAACAAGTCCTTGAAATACTTCTTCTCATAGTTCCTTCTTCTAATATGGTAAGATCATCAGCCAAATGAAATAAAAGAGGTTGTGATGTTTGTGTCTGAGAATCTAAATACCACTCATCATTAAAATGTTGTCTTATAGTCCCCCTATTAAACAAACCAATAAGAGTACCATCAAGAGTTGTTTCTACTGTTGAATCTACATTTCTACCATTTGATATAAGCATATATGGATTTACCCATCTACTACCAATTCTAATACTATTACCATGCCGTCCTTCAAAAATCATATCACCATGTATATTAGTTGAAGAAAGCCCAAGTCTATTATTTGGATCATCTAATGCAGGGTTTATTCTTTTTTCCAATCTAGAAACATATTCTTTCTGAAATAATGGTTTCTTATTTGATGGTGTATCTTCAGCGCCTAACTCTTTATCACTTGTAACATTAGTTCCACCAGCAAAAAAATCATCATTAAAATTTGGTGAACCTTCCGTATTTAATGGTCCCAAATAATATTGTATTCCTCCAAAATCACATAACAATACTGGATCACCAACAGTTGGTATATCATGCATACCTCTCAATAGAGGATAATATCGATTTTTACCTTTAAGTAATGCATCTTTATTCATATCATCTGTTATATGAGGTCTAGCTGTTATACTTCCAAGTTTTTTATTTATACCAACTTCAGATGGTGAATCTTTTCCAGTAACAACAGATACAACATATCCTGGTACAAATTGAACAAAATTCATAATTGGTTGTTTTTTGTTTCTTTTCCAGGGATGTCTTACCCAATATTCTTGTGGTTGTTGTTGATAAACACCCATATTAATTACCTCTTAAATTTTTAGACTTATGTTTAATTGCTTCTATTTTATCACTTTCTTTTTGAATATCATTTACATCTTCTTGTAAAGCTGCTATTAAATCTTCTTTTTCAGCATCTGATAATAATAATGATTCCTCATCACCACCACTTGATTTAGAAAGTATTCTCTGTATAACTCCAGCCAGCTTAACCAGATGTTCATCATTCTTAACTGCAACATCCATATATTCTTTTATAATTGGTGCAACTAATACAACATCATCTATTGTTGTAATAAATCCATGAATTTCTGATATCAACAAGTCTATCTGTTTTTTTCTATCAGTTGTGTTCTTATATATATCTTTAGTTAAATCTTGAAATGATTTACCTTCAAATATTTCGTCTTTTGACTTCATACAATACTCCTAATTAGAATGTAACTATTCATATATAAATATAAAATTTGTAAGAAAAGGTTTAAAAATAAAAAAAACCCCAACTAAAAAGTTGAGGTTTTTAACGAAAAGATATGTTTATTTCAGTTTAAAAGAATTTATGCATTCCTTTTTTGTCTTTTTCTATTGATCCTTTACTATCAAATTCATTAACTAAATATCTATATTCTTTTTTGAATACATTAACAACTTTTGTTATATAAGAAGTTTCGATGTTAGTCATTTCTCTAATAAGAACATACAAAGCTTTTTTATTAAAGTTTTCTATTTCATCTCTCTGTTTAAATAATTCAACAATGGCAAAAGCCACATCTATATCCTTTTTGTTTCTAAACAGTTTAGGAATATTATAATCAAAATATCTAATAATCTCTTCTGTAAAATCTATAAAGAAATCACCTTTATCATGTTCATTAAGTCTTTTATGCTTTAAAACATCAGCATTTACATGAGAACAATATTTTTTATAATTAGCATTATTATGTAATATCAAATAATTTTTAGCTACAATACTGAAATAAGAAAAAGCTTTTGAACCTTTTGTATGGTCATATTTATGTAAATTCATTACAAGAAAAGAAAGAACTTCCTGTTTTACATCAATATATACATCATCAAAATATTCAAATTTAAATGTATTGATTATATTCTCACATAATTTATCTAAAGCTTTATGTATTTCTTCCTGATATATTTTATTTCTTAATGCGTGGTTGTCTGGATTGGTATTATATCTAACAATAGCATCTTGTACTTCTGGACCAAAATATAATTTCTTTTTACTTTTAGGTCTTCCTCTTTTTTTAGGAATTTTTCCTGCCTTTGTTAATTTTACTTCTTTAACTTTTGCTTTTGCTTTTGGCATCTGTCTTCTCCTGTAATTGTTCTGTTTCAAATAAATCATCTAATAATTTTTGTAAATCTTTTAATTGTTTAAAAAAGAAACCCGTTTCATCGTCAGCTTCATAATGTCCTAACGAATCAACTTGTTTCATTTTTTCAGTTGAAAATTGAACTACCTGTTGAAACTGAAGTATTAAATCTTCATATTGATTTATCCTTCTTAATGAAAAATATAATAATGTAGATGAAACTACACTAATTAAAAATAATATTGTAAAAAATAACCACCACATAATTTATCTCCTATGCAAATAATTCGTCAAACTTGTTTTTTAAATTGTCTACTTGTTTCTGTTCATCTTTACTTTTTGGAACTTTTGTATTAACTGACTTTTCACCTCTATTCCATTGGTCAAACTCAATATGAGTTGCCATCATATCAGCTTGGTGAAGAATGTAAGCCATATTAGAACGAAGATTAAAATCAGGATTATAAGATTTTAAATAAGCAGTATTTGCGTCATCATATAAACCATCTGTTAATTTTATTCCAATATATTCTTTATCAGTAACCTTAACACCATAGTGTTGAAGTAACCATAATCCCCTATCAGGTACTTTCATATATTGAAGTTCTGAATTGTGTTTATAGATAGAACCTTGATTTTTTCTATGCCAATCTGAATCCTGTGGGATATAATAATCATGTTCCAAATCTCCAACCTTACCCAAGTCGTGATGCATAGCTGCAAATACCAATTCTTCATCTGTAAAGTTAATCATAGCCCCATTCTTTTCCCAAACTTGTTTCAGTTCAAGTGAATGACTAATGATGTGAAGTATGTGTTCTACATAACCACCGGGCATTGCATTATGAAATGCTGCCTTACCACTAGCTGGTGCAAACATCATTCTTTCTTTAAAGTCTTCATAGAACTTTAATAATTGTGGTTTTCTATCATCACTTATAAAACCTTCAATTGTATCTATAAGTTTATCCCAATTATTTTGTATTTCTTCTGCTGATAATTTTTTCATTATATAACCTCGTATCTATTTTTTGTAAATTTAATTGTATCTTCTGTTCGTAATCTATTTCTATATTCACTAAATGATATACGAACACCCCAACCCATATGTTCCAGTAATTCTTTTTTACTTACTGATTTCTTTTTATGAATGTGGTCTACCATTTTTTTATAGGATTCTGTGTCTGACATAACTTTTAACTCATCAAAATATTTCCAACCATCAAACCATTTAAGAACTCTTTCACTCCATCTGAACCCTTCTAACTTTGGTTCTAAATATTTATTTGCTATTTCTCTCTGTTTTGGATTATCTAACATATCCTCTATCATATCTAAAAACTCACCATCCCCATTGTATAATAATGGATAATCCTTACCAACCATTTCAGGATAACACATATTATGTGGAAGGATATATGGAACACCTTGACTTAAACCATCAGTTGTTGAAATACTCCAAGCAGAATATTTTTTGAAACAACCTACTCCCATATGCATTGAACGAACAAAGTTTAAGTAATCTTCTCTACTATGTAACTTTACTCTTTCTGCATAAGGTCGTTCCAAATCTGTAAGTGTTGTATATACTTTAAAGTCTTGTCTATGTTTATATAAATCATCCATATTCTTTACAAATGAAGTGTAACCTGTATATTCATTATCTCTATGATTGAATAAAATTGTTCCAGGTTTATATTCGTGTCCTGTTGATATATCATCCACACCAAGATAATGTGGTTGAATTATTTCATCTAATCTATCTGTAATATCTTTTGTATAAATCTTTTTAGATTTTTCAATAACCAAATCTTTTAACCATTGTGTATTAACTCCACATTCATCCATCTCTAATATACCAGCTATATTATGCATTAACATCTTCTTACTATAAGCAGTATTTTCTGGAACTTCAAACCAATGACAATATCCAATAAACTTTGGATTGATATTTGTTTCATTAGCAAACATATTTGATAATTGTAAAGTATGTTCAGGTAAATGTGTATAGACAACATCATAATCATTCTTCTTCCAATCAATAGTTTTCATTAATTTTTTATGATTAAAATGTGTTCTCATAGCATTCGGATATGATGGTAAC